AATTATTTTGTAAACATTATTGATTCGGAATCAGTATCAATTCATACAAATCAATCGGACGCATTAGGTTCTTCACCGACAAACTTTGTTAATCCAATTAAATTAACATCTGGTGGAGTTGGTACATTTTCCCTTGTTAAGTTAATTCCAGCATCAGCAAGTGCGGGAGAAGCAAGTCAAATAACCGCTCCGGGTCTTTCCATAGCTAGTCCCGTTGGTCAAGATGCAGAATTCACACCCGTGGTAGTTGGTAGTGTTATCTCTGTTAATCTAACCAACGCAGGATCAGGTTATACAAGTGACAATATAACAGTTACATTTCCACTTCCTCCAACAAAACCCACAGGAAGCACAATAACAACAAGGAGAGCAACTGGATACGCAATTAGAAATAGCATTTCATATCAGATTTCTTCTATTATTTTAACTGATCCGGGGTTCGGGTACATTGACACAGGATCACCATTAGGCATTACAATTACAGCACCACCAGTTGCCACTCCTAAAAACGTAACAACTGTTTTAACGGACAATTTAATAAACGTAACAGTAACCACAAGTGGAAGTCATGGTTTTCGCACTGGAGACGAGGTTACAATCACAGGAGCAGACCCCGTTGAATATAATGGAAATTTTACAGTCTCAGTAATTAGTACCAGCAAGTTCACATACCAACTGATAAACCCTATTGGAAATGAGGTTACCATTACTGGACTCACCTGTTCAGGAACATTGGCTACAGCACAAACCACAATTAATCACGGGCTTTCCGATAATCAAACTATTTACATTAGTGGTGCGGCGGTAGTTGGATACAATGGCAACAAGGTTGTAAATGTTGTAGACGCAAATACATTCACTTATGCTGTTGTTGCTGGAACAAGTTCCCCAGCAAACGGAAATCCTATTCTATTTACTTCACCAGCAATCAGAGATGATCCTGCTGTTCCAATAAAAGTTGTTTTAAAAGCAGGAACACTAGCAGCTGCAACCTGCACAATTGAAACCTCTGTTTTAGCTGGATTCACCAAGGTTGATGAAGGGTCTGGATATTTGGTTGAACCTCAAGTTGAAATTAAAGATGGAGGTGGAAGTGGTGCTACAGCAAGAGCTAATGTAGCTAACGGAAAAGTAACATCATTGACTGTTGTAAGTAGTGGAACAGGATACACAAGCGTTCCAACTGCATTAATAACACCCTCAACTGGTGTGTTTTTACAATTCTCTTCGACTGGATTGATGCCAACACCTTTAATTTCTGGAACTTCTTATAGGGCAGAAATGCCATTAAACACATTAACTGGAAATTTCACTGTTAAAAACGCTGACTTTAGTAAAATAAACATTACATCAACTCCAACGGGATCGTTTTATGTTGTCCTTTCCCGTTCATTTTTTGTTGGATTTACAAATAACTGGTTAGGTGACTTCACAAACCTTTCAACGTATTCTGAAATTTACTGGGGATCGGATTATCAGTTACCGACAACAAGTCCAGCAATTGACGTAGGAACAACTCCATCCTATTTGGAAATTCTTTCAAGAAGTGTTGCACGGGCTTACACTTCAACAATTTCACCTGCTCCACTAATTAGCGTTACTGCTTTTGGAACTGGACAATCGTATTTTGCTAAACGCTTCGTTGTTTCACCTCTGCCGTACAACAATTTAATTCAGCCTTCCTCTGTGCAATTTTTGCAGGAAAATGAGAATGTTAAATTCTCTACAAGCGGAGTTTTACCATCTCCATTGGTTGCTGGAACGGACTATCAGGTAAGGGTTGTGGGTGATAGTGTTAATGTGTATTCTGGAGGAGTGCTAGTTCCGATCACAACCCCCGGCACTGGTCAGTTGTTGCTTGATATTGAACGAACATTTAACGCATTGCCTTCCACAAGCATCGTTGCTGACGCTTCGTTGTATACTACTGGTCAGTCCGTAACTGTACGAGCCAATTCTGGTGATGTACTTCCCTATGGACTTGTGGCAGGAACGACATACTTCATCCGTCGAGTTGATAACAATGAATTTGAATTGTATGACACAAAAAACCAATCTCAAAACCTATCTAGCATTGTTGGAAGAAGAGAGTTTTTAACTAGTGGTCTTTCTACAGATAGCAAGTTCTTCGTTGATGCCATTGAGGATCCAATCCTAGTTAAAAGTGTGGCTAACATTCAAAAGCCAATCACAGATGGGTTTGTTAGTCTTTACGCAATGGACTACGGACGCAGCAACGATTTGACATTGATTGGTCAATACCACCCACAAGAAGTCAATCCGCAGTACCGCAGGATCCGCATTGGAAAACCATGCGCGTGGGCAAGAATTGCCTATCGCATTAAACCTCCAGTGATTACCAGCAAGTACGATTTCATTCCGATTGAGCATACACGCGCAATCATCACTGCTGTTCACGCTTGCGATCTTGAGGATAAGGACTTTGCTGAACAGGCATTGCGTTACTGGGGCTTTTCTTTAGCATACCTGAAGAATCAGCAAGAACACCAAGATGGTCACGCTTTTGTTCCACCACAAATTAATGATTTGACCTATGGCGATGGAACTGATCCAGTTATGTTCTAGCAATGAAAAGTGAAAACATTACATCAGGAAGACTTAAAAAAGTCTCAACAGGATGGATTCAGGGAGTAAATTCTGTAAGGAATCCTTGGTCATTGCCTGAGAACCAATTCAAGTGGGGGGTCAACGTAACAGTCCGTGGTGGAATCGTGCAAACGAGGCCGGGTCATAAAATGCAACTCTCCCTTCCCGCTGGCAACTTCCAAGGTGGAATTTTATTTTCTTCAAACAAACAAAAGGAATCTGCGATTACACAAGATCGTGATGGGGTTATTACAACAACTCCAGCTAAAATCTTCGACGTGGATGGAAATGGTGTTGTTGCAAGCGAGTTATCCTACATGGTTTTTGCCGTGAATGGAAATGTCTACTACTCTCCATTTCCTCTGGTTCAGCCAAGCAACTGGGAGGATTATCGTCTTAAAAACATATCCATGTCAGCAGACGTTGATCAATTTGTCTTTGCACTTGCAACTCGTTCAGCAAATCTTTCAACTGGTTCAGAAGAATTCGCTACCCCAGCGCATCGAATTGTGATGATCCAAGACGGCATTTCATACCCTTCGTACTGGGACGGGTCTGATAAAACGGGTGTTCAACTTTCAACGATTCCTGTGGGATACTGGATGGCATACTCTGGAAACAGAATGTGGATTGCTGATAAAAATATCGTACTTGCATCCGATTTAGGTGATCCAACCTCATTCCAAGAACGTACAACTGGAACTTCCCGTGGTGACTTTAGCTTTTCACGTCCGATTACTGGCATGACAAGCTATGTTGGTCAAGATACATCCACCCGATTGATTGTTTTTACTGATCGCTCTACATTCCAACTTAAATCAGGCATCCTTGATCGAGATCAATGGGTAACTACTGAAAACTTCCAATCTACTTTGTACCCAACTGTTGGTTGCATTGCAGGAAAATCAATTGCTTTTCAGGCAGGTCAGATGTGGTGGTACGCTCAAGGTGGCCTTATGACAGGTGATATTGCAGCGACATCGTATCTGTCTTCGCAGGTGCTATTCAAAGACGTTGAAATGGCAAGGGCAAAACGACTGATGGCAGCAGATCCAACAAAGATTTGTGCCACTGGATTTGAGAACTATTTGCTCTACTCCATACCTTACTTGCAAACATTGAATTCAGACACAATGGTGCTTGACTATGCTGCTGCATCCGAGTGGGGAAGTGGGGAAAGCAGGTTTCCAGCATGGGCAGGAGTGTGGACAGGCACACGTCCAGTAGAGTGGACTACAGGGGTTATTGATGGACAATCTAGGTGTTTCCATTTTTCCGTGGATTATGCAGCAACGAACGATGGTTCATTCAACCATCTTTGGGAATCCTTCCAACCAGAACGAGTGGATTCTTACCTTCAGATCAATCCAGACAAAACAACAACGCCACTTTACAATCGGATTTACTCGCAGTTTGAAACTCCATTGCTTGGTGACGAGATGGATTTAAAGAAGTTTGTCTACGCTGAAATCGAGTCTACGCAGATTGGTGGCACAGTTGATCTAAAAGTGTCCTACAGGGGCAGCAAGGGATCATACAACTCAATCCTAGAGAAACGCATCTTGGCAGTCACTGCTGACTACCAGTGGGAAAATACACCATACGAATCGGAGATTAAGAATCTAGGGTTCCTTAACTCGCAATACCGAAGACTTACGACTGAATCCGCTCAACGCAATTCGCTTGTTTCAACGTGCGAGTCATATCTGACAGACGATGTCGATAAGGCATTCTCGCTACTAATCGAGTGGTGCGGTGAATTCGGAGTGGAAATTGTTCGGCTTTTTATGGATCCTTGGCAGGAGAAATCCACAGGTGTACCGCAGGGGGATGAGACGCAATCTTGTGTTGTTGCACAGACGGGTGAAACCTTGTCGATTGATTTGCTTCCTAACCCATACGAGCAACAATCACCAAATGATAACTCATATAGCGCGAAGGTTTGGAAAACTGCAACTTTGATCTGTAACACTGATCCATCAAAATCGATTTCGGCCACGGCATCGGCAACATTTTTGTCTTACATTAGTTTTGAACACGCTCAAGAGGAAGCAGGAGTGCTTGCAATGCAATCGGCAACTTCCGCTGCACAGCAATTTAAAGCACAGAACCCTTGTTAATATGCCAAGTATAACCACATCGACAAAAGAGGTAACTAGCTTCCCAAACAAGTTCATCTCCCCATTCGGTGATGATCCAGTTGTTCCTCTTTACTCGTCAATCCCATTCACGACTGGTCAAAATAATTGCTTGCCATGCGCGGTGTGTGGAAGTAACTCTACACGCAACAATATCCTAAAAGCGCAGGCTGACAGATTTTCTAGCTATACACAAACCATAGCCAATCCAGATGATATTCTGGTTGGATTTAATTAATAAATATATGAAACCAAAAATGCAATACAAACTTGTCCAAAAGGGAACAAATGAGTTTTTAGAATTAGTAGATTTTGCTGAAGATTTTGATCATAAAATAATTGAACATCCGAATATTAATGTATATGCACATTATCGTGATGGTGAATTGTTTGGATACTCAGATCATGTATTTATTCCAACTATTTATCCAGCATTCCACCCTAAATTTACTCGTCCTAGAGACGTTGTGCAGTGCATGACGGATTGGGTAACTTATTCTCAAATAACAAATTCACCGGGGTACATTGGAGTGCCATTAAAGGATGAAAGAATTAACTTTACAAACGAAATAATGGAAAAATTAGGGTTGACTCCTATCAAAAGAGAGATTTACTCTATCACTACTTAAATAATATGGGAGGATCTACATACACACCACAAATTCAACAGCCTCGTCCTGATCTTAACATGATGATGGCAGCGGAGGCAAACAAAGGAATGTATGGTGGTCTTGCATCTCAAGGCAGGTTGCTCGAAATGGCAACGCAAATAGATCCAATTTACCAGCAATTTAATCCTAGCGAGGTATCACAACAGGCTTTTGAATTAGGTATCGAAAATGCCAATCGCGCACGTCAATTTGAAGAGTCGGTGGATCCAGCAACAGCAAGAATGCGAGCAGGAATGGGTGAGACTATTGAGAAGCTAACATCCCCTGAAAGTTGGCAAGATAAGCTGGGGCAGTGGGCAAAGACAAAAGGACTAGCACAGATGATGGGAACTGGAATCGACATGGGATCCACTATCGGCAAGTCTGCAATGTTCGACCAATCCACGGCACAGGGTAGGCAGATTGCTTTGGAAGACTTGGCACTACGTCAAAAGTATCTCGATGCAACTCAAATGCAGGGAGGCATTGACCCCGGCTCATTGGTTGCGGCTCAACAAGCAGCAAAAGGTCAGAACCTACAAAGTCTCCAAGAATGGCAACGTGGTGTCCTCTCTGGAGCGCAAGGTCTAGGTCAAACAGCACAGGATGCAATTAACCGCTCGATGGGTAATATCCAATCTGCTCATTCTGCCAATGTTGCGGACACTCAAAATTACAACAATATGGCAAACCAAATCATGGCCCAAAATGCTCAAAGCAAAAATGCAGCAATGGGATCATGGATCGGAGCAGGTGGTGCAGTTGCTGGTGCGGCTACTGCTGCAATTATTATTTGATGAAAAACCTAATACATAAAACAATCGATAAAGCAGTTAATTGGAACAAACAATGGTCGAATTCGGTCATCTTTTGGTCTGGTGGAAAGGATTCAACTGTCCTTCTACATTTTCTAAAATTCAAATGTGGAATTGATCTTCCCGTTGTTCAGTTTAGACAACCTAAATTCCGCGAAAGATATGCATATTCAGACAAACTAATTAAAGATTGGCAATTATCTGTATATGAATACCCAGCATTAAAATATGGTCTTTCTGATGGGCCTGATGTAGAAACTGGTGAGGTTAGATTTGATTTACTTCATTATTTCCCTTGGGGTAATAATAACATAGTTCTATCTTTGGGAACTGAACGTCCTAAAGCAAATGAGCCATTTATGTGCGGTGTTGATGACTTTCTAATGCGTCCAACTGGAACATTTAATTTTCCGTGGAATGCAGTGTGGATCGGAACTAAATATACTGACACAGACTTGATTAAAGGTCATGTTCCATTGGCACAAGACATTCGTCACGTCGATGGAAGTCCAGTGTCACTCTACTTGCTAAAAGATTGGACTGACGAAGATGTTTACGAGTATCTAGAGACAAACAACGTAAAACCAGATCCAACACGATATGTAAAGGGAAAGCATGGATGGATGAACAATCCAGACAAGTCACTCAATGCTGACTTCTATCCTGTCTGCCTCAATTGCGTTGATCGTCACCTAGGCCCACACGTCGATTGTCCAAAGCTAAAAGCAAAGATCACGAATATTTCGCACCTTGCACCTTACGATGATATCGTAATACCAGACTTAGGATTTAAACCAGTAAATTGGAACAACAAAATAGAATAACATTATGGGTGGATCACAATCAGCAAACGCAACAGGAGCATCAACACCAGTGGCTAATAGCCAATTCGGTGGACTTCTTGGTAGTGCATCAAATGCAATTGGTCGATCTGGTGACACAGTGCAAAATCTATTTTCTGGCAAGTTAGGAACTGGAGCGCAACCCCGTCCAGATTACAATCCCCAAAAGCAACAACAGAACCAAATGGGTGATGCTATAAAAGACGCATTTGGAAAAGTTGGTCAAGCGGTAGCATCCCCATATGAACGTGCTGCTAAATCACAATCTGATTCCGCTTCAGCATGGTCTGCAATGCAACGCGGAAGTGGTGATGGAAGTGGCAGTCTTGGTTTTTCATCTATGGGTGCATATTCCGTTCCAGAGTCTGGTGATGAAAAAGTGTCACAGGGTTGGGCTAATGCAATGCAATCTATTGGAACTGCTGCGATTGGTGCTTATGGAAGCAAGTTTGGTAATCCAGCAACAACCCCCGGCGGTGAATTTAATCCATACGCTCAAGTACGCAGACCACTTTAAGATTAATGGACGATGAATACGACTGCGAAAAGTGCGGTGCTTGTTGTTGTTTCAAGTGGTCTTGGCCTGTGTTGCGACGAGATCGATCTGATGCAACTGGTATCCCGCAAGAAATGCAAAGGCAAGACTACCCGCTAATGAAAACCACTGATTCTCGATGCGTTGCCTTGGATGGAAAAGTGGGTGAGAAGGTGTGTTGCAAGATCTATGCAGACAGACCAAATTCTTGCAGACAATTCCAACCGGGGTCTGATTTATGCATCGAAGCCAGAAAGAAATTGACAATTTAAAATATTAAATGTATTTCACTAATAACCAACCAAACAATTAACATTAAAATTAAGGAATAATATTATGGGAGGATCAATGCCTACACCACCGCCACCACCAGACAATTCAAAGGTCATGTTGGAGCAAATGAAAATGCAGCGTGAGGAATCTGCTCTTGCTAGGAGAGAAACAGACATGGCTCAACGCAACGCCATGATTGAAGCTCAAAACCAGCAAGCATCCATGCTTGCGCGTGAGGGGTCACAACGCGCTCAACAGAACATTGGTGGTATGAATGCAATTAAAGCAGCAGAGGATGCCGCTGCACGTCAACGTAGCTCAACTGCGGCACAAGGCGCAGGGTCAGCAGTGACTGGTGGAGCGTATGATGTTAATGCTGCTCGTCAAGGTGCGCTCGCTAACCTTGGTGCAGCATCTGGAGTACTCCCATCCACTGGTGCTAACGTGCCAAACCCAACCATAATTAATCCTGCAATGACAACAGCAATGGCAAATCAAGGAGCGGGTGGTGCTAATTCGCGTGTAAACCAATTCGCAGTTCCTTCCGCATCTGGACTAACATTTGGTGGGGTATAACCTATGGCTTTACCTACTGGTGGCTATTCATTTACTCCACAGACCGCAAATCTTGGAGCGAGTCCTCTATCTGCGTTGAAGCCTTTAGACGTTGGAGTAAGCGTATCGTTTACTCCAATGCCCAAGTACGAGGTTCCATCCGCGCAGGAGGAGTTAGTCAGCATGGGTGCTGCAAAGGGGTTCCAAGCACTTGCTGAACCTGTTTTTGCTGCGATTAAAGCAAAGGATGACGAGGCTAAAGAAGCAGATAAGGAAGCACTTAAA